ACTTCTTTTTCCTGTTGCCAGCGGCGTTTTTGTTCACATAGGTGTACAGCCAAAGTCGATTCTTTGGCAAATGATTTTTCGCAATACCTACACTTATATGTTGTCATTAATTCGATCTACAAGATACTTTGCTAATATTATAACATCTTCGTTATAATGGTGTCTAGCATTTATGGGCAGGTCTTTGTCCTGTTCCATACATTGACTGCCCTGTTGTTCCAAAAATGTGTTGCCAATAAAGGTAAATGGTACGAATCCTGGACCCAAATTTTCATATAAGTGTGTGTCACAGGTATTGAATATACAATATTTGATATTTTGAGTTTGGCAATAGGCCGCAAACAGTTTAAGATCTAAATATAGTTGTTCTCTATAATGCTGATTAATATCAAATTTATATCGGCTTTTAACATAGTCATCGACCATCTTATGTTCTACTGTACTTGAAAAATCATCCACACTAGCAAACTGTGCCTGCATGCCTTGACTATTATAACTAACCCAAGGATCCGCACGATCAACTAAAGGACTTTCTTGACGGTCGTAGAATGTTAATCCTATGATAACTAAATCTACAGGATTATGTTCTATGTATTCTACTGTGGTTCTTATAATACGGCGATTGCTACTACCAGCACGTGCTATGTTTACTGTGTTGGCATTTAATAATTGATTAAAGTGCTCACGGTAATAATAGCTGTCTAAGAAACTGCAGCCATTTACCAATACGTTCATAGTTCTTTCTTGATGTCTTTGTCTGCCCAGCCTAGTCCCTTGGCATATTCTTTAAGTTCTTCTTTGGTGTTTAACTCAGCTAGTAATCGAAGATCATCTTCTTTTAAATGTGGGTGTAGTTCACGTAAAAACTTAACATTTTTATTATCGGTGGTCTTAGACTTAGGTTTAATCCATTGGTGATATTGATTGCCCATGCCTGGACTTACTGTCGTGGCCAATAGCCACTGTAGCTTTTTATGCTTAGCCGCACTAATATCAAAAAAATGTTTATTTAAATTTTCATTGCAACTCATAACATAATAGGCCTGTAGATCAGCGTTGCCGCCCACAGCACTACCCCAACGAATCATTAAGAAAGGTGCAAACTTTTTCTTTTCTTCGTCATTGAGGCTGTCGTAAAAATCTCTGTTCTTACGATCAAACTGCGCCATTTCATTGCGAATATTTAATTTATCTTCACTCATCTTTGCTTTTTTGATTATTACGCTTTTCTTGAATAGTTAATTTATCTTTACGTGCTCGATTGTGTCGAGGATTGCCACATATTGTACAATGCGGATGGCCGCAGTCCATAGCATGATGTTTAGATAAACGATGTGGCTGTGCTTCGTCAATGAGACGACTTGCTTCGCCAAAGTTTTTGTGAGCTTTGATAATTCCTAGTTGCTTTTTAATTGCTTGCCAAGTTCTATGCAAACGATTGCCATGTTTGATTTTATCTTCTTCTTTGCTCATAGTATCTCCTAAACTGGATGCCAACCTGGCGGTTCATCGCCTCGTTGTAATTCATATATAACTATAACACGTTCAATAGCTTCTTGTAAAGCAGGATTATCTTTTGCGGCATAATATATTCTATCCCAAAGTTCGATGCGACGTGTTCTAGCATCTTTTTCTTTAAGATCATAGTCCCAACCTATGGCAATTCTATCTCCTGGGTGAGCACCCAATTCACGAGCATAGGTTACACCATTGGCCTTTTCGTAGATATAAGTTGCACCTGGCTTAAGGCGTCCCATGTTACCATACCTTACCGTAGTTAATAACTTCGCTTTGGCGACTTATATCCTTAATAAAATATGCACACATAGGGTTCTCACCTTCGGTTAGTGGAATAGCTAATAACTGTCCAGGCTTGAGTTTAGGGAAATACCATTTAACATCTTGATAAATGTCAACAATTTCCACTGGGTAAAACTCAGGACGGAAACTACTTAATGGGTTAAAAGCAAATACATTAAAACCTCGATCGTTAATGCTGGTAAGCGGAACTACTTCTAGATCACCAAAGTCAGGTTCACCAATTAAGATTTGCCAATCTACTGGCATACGTATAGTGTGTTCACCAATGCGTAGTACAAGTGCTGGACTATTAAATGATTCCAAAAAGATTAAAGGAATATAAAAGTAATCAGGTTCCTTAGGATCGCTATTATCCAATACGCAAAATCTAACTTCATCAATTTCGTTAGGTATTTGGTCCATTGAATATGCTGTATTATCTAATGTTAAAATTCTCATTTATTTTTCTTCTAGTATAAGTTCCGCTTCCGGCGTCACGATATATCTTCCAATATGTCGATCAGTAAATTCTTCTATTACATTTCTATGCAATGGAAGTTCAGTAACCTCAACTTCGTTTTGAACTAGGTATTCTTTATTGTAATTGAAAGTACTGGCAAAGTAAACCTTTGGTGTTGCCATTTTCTGTGCTACAGAATTTACAAATTTATGGTGTATATGTCCGTAGTCTCCATCTTCATAGTGTGTTAATATTAAATCAACACCTTCGGCAGCATTGCATAAATCTTTTTCAGCTTGCTCAGAATCAAAACTAATTTTGCCGCGCATCATATCTAACCACGTATCCTTGTGTCCTAAAAATACAGTAGGTATATTGCGACGTTGCCAGTATGCTCTTATTTCACGTCCTCGAGGATCGTACATTCTATAGGTTAGGTATACGATGGTCCATTCAAACTCTGGGTGAGCTTCTATAAAGGGCCAGGCAAAAATAACGCAATCATCGGGATGGGCTACAAGTGCAACTGCTCGCATATTTTCTTGTAATAAACTTCTGCCAAGTACTCTTGGCTAGCAGGACTACCGTGGTATCCTGGGTCTTTCTTTCCTTCAAATGGCCACCTGTTGGTTGCATAAGCAGGCGTTTCCGCGTAGTCAAGGGTTAGGTATTTGTCATCTACTACTGCTGGTATAGCCGCTCGTACTGTGCCGCTGTCCCATAGGTTATTTGCCACTAATAAAAATGGTATTCCTGAGTAGAACAACTGCATAATACCATCACGCATGATCCATTCGTCCTGTTGACGTTTCCAATTTGAATCATACATATGGTTAATATACTGCTTAACTGCGGCCTGAGTATTCCGATCTATGCGACTGCTACGATATGGATGATCATAGTTTTCAGCTAGACTAAAAATGGTTTCACATATCATACGATAAGGATTGTTACCATAATTAACATTGTCAATACCAGCCGCAGGATCGTAGCCGTTATTGTGATTTTTTTGTAAGTGTTGTTGTAGTTCTGGATTCCATCCGCGATTTTCATTTGGTCGAGGAACATATGGTGCTGCACTAGCAGGGATTTCCATACGGTCGTGGAATGTAGGAGCAATGATAGCAAAGTCTGGACGTTGACGAATAACTTCATCTATTTGTACTCGTATGCCACCGTTACTGCATCCTTGACGTGCCAGTATTTCTACGTCCCAACCTAGTTTCTTGGCTAGTACTTCGCCGTAGGCTGTACCCGGTAAGTCTTGACTAGGTGCAGAATAACTGCAACCACATACTATTAGTTTTGCCATACTGCTTTTTCTATTGTAAAGGGATAGTTTGCTTCTTTATAGAACTGCTTACGTTTAGTAAGGTGTCGTTTAGCAAACTTACAGGTACTGGTTATGTCCCAGATTTGTACGAAGTCTTTGTCTTCCGCTTTGCGAATACCACGCCCGATTGACTGGATAACACGGACAAAGGATTTACCCGGTTCAATAAGGACAAGATTGAAAATGCGAGGAATATTAATACCAACAGCAGCAACGCCATAGGTAGCAATAATAATCTTATTAGTACTTGTAGCAATCTCGTCATATTCATCTTTTCTATCTCCGGCTTTAGTGCTACCACTAACAAACGCTACATCGGGTTTATCGCCTTTGATCAAACTAAACAATGTGCTTAGTTCTGCTTGTAAGATCTTACCTGTTTCAATACGATCAACTAGAATAAGTGTGTTGCCACCTTCTTTAATTGACTCAATCATGCGAGCTAGATACGCCAAGCGTTCTGTTGTGGTTGTTAAGTATTTAAGCTCGCTTTGATAATCTCGATACTCGACATGATCTACCATTTGTACAATGTTCACATGACAGTTGGCTAAATGTCCTGCTTCCTGTAGTTCGCTGGCACTTAGTTTACCTACTACTGTGCCAAGACTACAGAAGATGCTGACTTTTTCATAGTCTTCTTTAGGAATAGTTCCTGTCAATCCCCAACGTAGTGGTACACGAGCAAACACTCCAGTTAACAATGTTTTAAGTGCATCTGCTTTGGCCATGTGTACTTCATCAACCATTACTAATACTACATCCTCAACAAAGTCGCCAATGGTATAATCGCCAACGCCAGCCTGTGTATTCTTTAACAAGACATTCAAACTTTGCCAAGTACAAATAGTATGTGTCTTACCAAACTCTTTACGATCACCAAAGTAAACGCCCACATCAAGGCCTAGGTTCTTATAGTCTGCTTCGGTTTGTGTAACTAAACTCTTATTAGGTACAATAACAATCGATCGACCATACTGTTCCACGCTTTTACTCAAGGCTGCGGTCATAATAGTCTTACCAGCACCAGTGGCAATTTCCTGTATGCTCTGCGGATTGCTTAGGAAGTTGTTAATAATCTCAACTTGATAATCGCGAAACTTAATAGGTTGCCCTTCTTGCGGATGTCCTTTGGGCCACGTTTGATCTGCAAAAGTATCTTCACTAAATTGATCAAATGTAAATTGAGTTTGATAATCACGTAGATCATCAACTTCTATATCATAGCCCTTGGCGTCTAAGTATTCAAGAATCTCAGGCAGTAGGTTAATATAACTGCTACCACCAAGTTGAAAGAAAGCTACCTTACCATCCCAGCGCCCTAATCTAACTGCGGGTTGATAACGTGCTCCGGGTATTTCATACTTGAACTTTTTAACCAATGCTGTACGGTCAGCAAGATCCAGACCTTCAATCTTTAGGTTTACTTCATCTCGAATTATTAATCTGGCTTGCATTATAATTTTTTAATAAATTTATCTTTGGTCTTATTATAAACTTCTTCAGTAAAATAAACAACCTTTTCTGCACTTTGTAGCCACATTTGGCGATCTCCGCCAAATAGCATACCGGCACTACTGACCATTAATGGAATACGATCAAAATGTGTTTTGGGAATTTTATTAGTATAAACAATTTTAGTCTTTTCATTTATGGTGTTTTCTGTTGACTTATTGTCAAGACTGATCACAGCATCGGGAAAATATTTAACAAATTCTTTTAATAAACGTCCTGACAAATCTGGTTCGTAAATAAAGATCGGAAATCTATCAGTTGCTTCTGCGTACTCAGCAATATCTTTAACTAGGCCATGTTTATTACTAACCTGTAATTGCCGATTACTGCACAGGCTCCAGAATCTTGGACTAAAGTTTTTAATTACATTGTCACCGATTGTTTCGCTAACAGTATATCCAAGTATGGGTGCATAGTCCGATAACCGTAAAATATTCTCTGATGCAAATCCGCCTAGGTGTTCATTGACATATTCTATTAGACTGTTACTGGCATTGGTAATTGTAAATTGATCATTATCGTATACTAACTCAATTCGGTAAACGTCACGTTCAGCATCTAACAATAACTGCATTAGGTTTTCAAGCGAAGGATCAACAGCAAAGTTGTGTGCCTTGGCAAAAGAATAGATCCAATTTAGATTCCATTCAGTTAGTGCTGCTTCATGAAGTTTTGTAGTACGATTAAACTTAAATTCTCCCTTGCTTGACTTACTGGCTTCTCTAACTTTTTCTATTAGAGTTAAGTCATAAGGAAAACGAAGTTTAATAATGTCATCCTCGACCCAAGCTCGTGTAGTACGATCTAGTTCGCGCAGGGGCAATCTAAACTCAGGATTATCACTAACCGGTGTAATATCGACACCAAGTTTAAACAATTGACGTTCGTATTTTATGACCAACTGTGTAGCAAGCGCAGCCTGACGATCGGTGTAGCCACGACCTCCTAGAGTTTGTTCGGCCAGACTAGGAATAACCTTCATGTCATATCTAGCAAGACTAATTGGACTTTCGCCTACAGTAAAAATGCTGTAGTTACTCTTGCCATTTGGTTCTCTGTAACCGGCAATGATTTCGATATAATCTTCAACGTGTTTATGTTTATACTGAGCCATGATAAAGTTATTATACTATATATTTAATGTGATTGCAAATAAAAAAATCCCCGAGTATTTGAACCCGGGGACAAAAAAACCATAACTCGGGAGCTAAGTAGAGCTATGGGTACAACTACTGTAACCAATCGATTGGTTCGTTAACAAAAGTGCTAGACAAAACAATACGTGGCAATTGGGCATGTTCACTAATTCGAATTTTATGTGGAATTTGACTGTTAAAAATAACCGGTTGTAGTAATTCAACTTTACCAATACACTTGCACTGATCTAAGTTTATATTTTTTAGGTTATAGTGCTCGGATCCAAAAGTATTAATAGTTGGTTTAACTGTATTCATTAATTCTTCAGGTATTTCGTACCACTCATTGTATGTATGCTCGGTATTGAGTATAGGAAAATTTATTTTAGCAACAACTGGTAACTCATCTATATGCAACGGTGCATCTTTATATTTGTTTATTACTGTAAAAGCTATATCACGTACTTGCAATCCTAGCCCACGATAAAAGTCTGATAATTCAGGTACTGCACGTAGTACATCTACAGCATTGACCTTGTTCCAGAGATGTACATCATCCTTTTGAAAAAGATCAGTATTGTTTTTAACAAACTCTACTGTTTTGGTTTGAATAGTAGACTGTAATACAGGATCACAGTCTACTGGTACAAACGGTTTAAGCATTAAGCAG